TCACTCCCCCCGCTTGTTGATGTGGTCGTTTACTATCTCCATTATGCGGTCAATGGCTTGGTCTAAAAACCATTTCATTGTGTCAGAATTTAACTTTACAAAAGTCCCATCATAAAGGGACTTTCTTTGTCCCGCTTCTATTAATTTCCCCCTCAACACCTTTCGTATCTCATCTCTCATGGTTGGCTCCGTCTGGCTCAGCGCCTCGCATATCAAGTCAACGCTTTTCGTCACGCTTGTAACGAATCTTGCCAAATCATTATCCTCTCTATCCTTACACTCTTGGCATATGATAGACCACTTGATACCTGCCGCACCGACCGAACCATCTGTTTGTTTACCACATAGTATGCAGGGTTTCATCATCCCCTCCTTTAGTAGTGGGCGAGATTGGCAGTTGGTCTGCGACGGCAATTTCTTCATCGTCACGATGGTCTATTATCTACACGACTTACGGCATTACCTGCGCTTTCGTAGTCCCCAGTTAGGCAACCGCCAGACTACCATGTCACAACCTCGCCCTTTATTTATCTCAACTTATACCCGCAATGTGGACAGTAGTTATGTCCATTGATTTCCTTACCGCAATTGGGGCAGAACTTACCCTTCTTTTCTTCTTTCTTTTCCGTATCTATGCCAGTAATTCTTTTGAACATTACGGAGTCGAACTCAGGTAAGCTCTTAACGTATTCGATAGCCTCTTTTGGCATATCTTTCCACGCTTCGTAGGGTTTCTCCCAGTCTGAGAGTGTACCGCATATTTCGCTTGCGTTGATTTTTTTCCAGTCACTTCCGGCTTTGAGGTAAAGCTCTGCACCATTATTAAATTTTGGGTACCAGCCATTGAGTTTGCTGTGTAATTCTTTCCACACTTCTTCGTAGCGTTCTTTTGAAACATCTTTACCGAATATAGAGTAGGTTTTGGGTTTGTCGGCCAGGAATATAGCGTTAGAGACACCGCATGAGTTGAATATCCCCCAGCTCCAAATGACGCCATCGCTCAAATTGACGCCATTGCTCCTATTGACGCCATCGCTCAAATTGACGCCATAGCTCTTATTGACGCCATCGCTCTTATTGACGCCATTGCTCCAATTGACGCCATCGCTCCTATTGACGCCATTGCTCCTATTGACGCCATCGCTCAAATTGACGCCATCGCTCCAATTGACGCCATTGCTCCAATTGACGCCATTGCTCCTATTGACGCCATTGCTCCTACCAATATTAATCATTACTCACCCCCAGTTGAATTTCGATCATCTTCCTCGATAGCCTGCGCTCTATCTTATTGACATCGAACCGCCGTACCGCCCTTGACGCACCCATTATCTCGGCCCCGAAAGTCCTTCTCCGTGTCTTCAGAGACTTTTGTACTTGTCCGGCTGATATGGGCTTAGGGGAGATCATCTTATCACCACATAGTTTATATCTTCGTGCAACGCCTCGAACAGCTTACGCTTCACGTTCCATGTCGAGGTCATTGTGATTTTAGACTTCACCTCGTGAACCTCCTTGTCCCCTGCGGCTGTCGTTACCAAGAAATCGACTATCATAGCGCATACCTTCTGGTCGTTTACTCTCAGGTCGAATTTGACTTGGCTCTTGTATTCTTCTATCTCCCCGGCCTTCTTCATCAATTCAAGCTCGTTGCAGTAGTTCGCCTCTTTTATGCTGTCGTGTAAATGACCCTGGCGGCAATGACAGGTCTTGTTGCGGTATTTCTTGTATTTTTTAAAATGGCGGTTAAACTGTACTTTCATTTCAGCCCCAGTATAATTTTTAATACATCGTGAGTAGGTTTAGAGTACATATTTTTACACCGAGCATACTTAACAGCTTCTTTTAGGGTTTTAAAGTTCTCACAACCGATAGAGAGCATATACTCCTCCTTGTTGTGGTAGATGATTATTGGGTATGTATATAAACCATAGATGCAGGTGATACGAGTAAAGATAAAATCAAGGTATTTACACCCCTCGCCAAAGGAACAGCGCTTGCCAAAGGAACAGCGCTTGCCAAAGGAACAGCGCTCGCCAAAGGAACAGCGCTTGCCAAAGGAACACCACTTGCCAAAGGAACACCACTCGCCAAAGGAACACCACTCGCCAAAGGAACACCACTCGCCAAAGGAACACCACTCGCCAAAGGAACAGCGCTCGCCAAAGGAACAGCGCTCGCCAAAGGAACACCACTCGCCAACGTGCTTTACTTCTGTATAGTCTCCCACGGGACAGTGCTTTATTCCGCATTTGTCTCTTTCAATAGCGTCAAACTCTTTTTGAGTATATCTTTTCATTTCAGCCCCCCTTCTCTTAATATGTGGTCGTACATCATCGGCGTTGTATGAAAAGCCGAGGAAGTACACCAATATACAAGCTACGACTGTAATAAGTAATAGTTTAAGCAGGTCTATTCGCATGGCTCCTCCAATAATTTCCACTTTCCGCCTCCTTCTGTTCTAACCACTTGATGCCTTCTGTGCATGGCTCCCACTTCTTTATCCAGTTATCCGTTAGTTTCATCAAAACCCCCCCATTCGGTCGCCGCACCGCTCAGCGTTTACAGCATCACCATATTTTTCAAAGCGTGTTTTTAATTCGGTAAGCCACCACTGGATACCGGCGTTTTCGCCTTGCACATAGCTTTTCTGCTTGAAATAATTTATGATATTGGGGTCTTGCCAGAACCTATCCGGCATCTGCCGCTTCTCATCCCTGTCGAGTCGGTCATACTCCATCAACTTTACGGGTCGTGATGGTGACGGTTTATAGCGCAACTCATTGAATCCGCATTGCATGGCGAAATAGGCGGTCTCTTTCTCAAACTCATCCACGCTAATCTGGCCCGCCCGAAAGCGCAATAAGAGCTTTTTACCAAGTGCCATGTCCTCTTTTGATAGATTTTTCACATCGGGTAGCATTATTTTTTCTCCTTGTATTGGTCTAAAAGCGATTTCGGTTTGTCCTTGTAGCGGCCCTCTAATATCTTTACATAGTTATTATCATTGCTGATGAGCCAATCAAAGCTGGCCCGCCATTCCCGGTCGTTTTCGCCCCGCAGAAATTTACTCTCCCCTATTTTGCCTATTGCTTCGGCTATGTGGTCCCTGAAGTGCGCGCTTTCAAAGCGGCGTTTAAGGTGAGAGCGTCTTTTATCTGATACATTAATCACCTTAGACAGTATGGGGTATTTCTCACAAAGAGAGTTCCAACTATCAACGGTCAACCTTTCAAGGTTGACATAGATATTATCTTTCTCTTTACTTTTACTTTTACTTATACTTCCCTTTACTTTACCCGGCGTAACTCCGGCGCTACTCTGGCGTTGCTCTGGATTAGGGGCGGGAATAGAGGATTTCGCCTCTTTTTTGGGGTCAATGCGGTTAAAATCGTGGAAACGCATATACTGTAAATACTGTTCCCCATCAATTTCATACAGTGTGATAAGTTCTTGTGCGGCAAGGCTTTTGAGTTCTCGTCCTATCTTCTCAAACGTCCAATCTTCGATGTAGGGCAATATGTGGCCCTTAATGATAACCGGATCCGCGTCATATCTGCCCTCGGCGTCAAGGTGGGGCATTATCATGCAATAGAGAAATCGGGATGAATCGTTAGGTAGCGCCGCAAGTTTCCGGCTGCGGGATAATCGTTTTTTAAGCATTCGTCCTTCTGCCATTACGCAAACATCTCCTGTTGACGCTCTTTAATTTCGTTGACATTCTTGACCCGCCATGCTATGGCCGTCCGGCCGGTAATGGTACACTTGCGCTTTTCATGTTCCATCACGAGCCCCTTTTTTCGCAACTCAAAGATACGGGGGGTAATGGTATTTATGGTCTTTCCCAAAGCATAGGCTAATTCTGAGTTCGTCATGGCGGTAGGGTTGTAGTCTAATTTTTCAAGCACTATTCGTTGTCTGCGCCCTAACGTCCTTTTTACTTCGTCGTATGCCTGTAAAGATGTCGGTTGCATAATGTCCTCCTATAACTTCCAATCCTTTACATACATTTCCCAAAATGGCGACGTGTCTATCCCGAAAAACTCCCTCACAAAATCATCGACCTTCATGACATACTCGCCGAACTCGGACTTGGTAAGGGTTACGGTCGAGGCTTCTTCGATGGCCCTGAATTTCCCCTTGTCAAAGATTTTTTCGGACAGCAGGTGGGTTTTGAGATCAAGGTGCAGGGCATCCGGCGAAAAATGCCCCTGATCCCTGAGCCCGGCGTCATTGATAAGCCAGGACAGGTACACCCAATACAGAGAGTTTTGCGACAGGGTGCGCTGCGATCCCCACTTTACGATAACGTGTTCGCCGGTAGCGGGAACCTTGCGGTTCATTTGGATCGTGGTGAACTTCTGGCCACCCTCTATCTTATTAGCTATGACGCGCCCCTGGACTTTTGGCATTATAGAAGGCCCTCGTCCTTCTCCTTCTGGTCAAACACATAGAAGGTTGTATCGGGGAACATATTGAGTTGAATAAACTGCTTGCCCTCATCGGTAATCTTGAGTGTCCCGACGGTGAGCCATTTAACCTTCTTCTCACCGTCTCTTGTTGTCCACTCCCGTTTTGTGCATATGTTTTTGTAGGTCATGCGTTACTCCTTTGAAATTTATGCCCACAATTCGGACAGGTTATTTGGTTTTTTAATTTTCGCTCTATTCTCTCGCGCTCCTTGCGCTCTGCCTCTGCTTTTGCGCGGGCCGTTTCTTTTTCTTTTTTAGCTTTTTCCTCTGCGGCCCGTTTCTCTGCTTCAAGTTTTTCGCGCTCCTTGCGAGCCTTTTCTTCTGCTACCTTGCGCTCTGCAATCGCCTTTTCTCGTTCTTTGCGGGCCCTTTCGTCGGCGGCCTTACGTTCCGCCTCGCGTTTGGCTCTCTCCTTAGCAAGGGCCTCTTCTTGTTTTTTTCGTTCTTTAGCCGCCTTGCGCTCTCTTTCCTCGGCTTCTTTCTTTAACCGTTCATTCTCTATGCGTATACGCTCTCGTTCTTCAGCCTCGGCCTTCTCCTTGGCTATACGTTCTTCTTCTATGCGCTTCTCCATCTCAAGACGTATAGCTTCTCGCTTTTGTTCTGCCCGAATTTCGACAAAGTGCTCCTGTTTGTCCAGATATTCTTCTATTGGGACAATAAGGGCCTTCAAGACATTGGCTATCCCATCAATAGCCTTACCCTCTCGCAATGCTTGTTCTTTGAGTTGCTTCCGGGCCTTTTCAACGGCAATGCGTTTCTCACGCAAAAAGAGGCGACCCGTTCGCGCCATTTCCATTTCTGCTTTTTGCTTTTCATCTATAACTTTTATTGTCTTGGCCCGTTGTTCCCATTCAGCGGCAATGGCAAAATAGTCCTGAAATTGCTCTAATATAAACTGAGCTTTTGATGGTTCAAGGCCGCTTTCTTTAACAATTACCTGTAGCTGATTTTCCATTATACACTCCTTATCCTTTCCGTTACCTCATTAAGCTCCTCGCAAAAGGTAGTTAATTCCGCCCTGAGTAATTCGATGAACAGCTTGTCCGGCGTCACTCTTAACAGTAATGGCTTGAGGCCGGGGTAAAATGAGAAGAAATCTACCCATTTCCGGCCCGTAACAAGAAGCTGACCGTGTACCTGCTGGAAGTAATCCTTCGGCAATTCGCCTGTGAGTAGATAGCTGACGTGTACGGGGGCTGAGGGACACTTGATTTCCAAGAGCCCATCCTTGCCCACAAGGCCGTCCGGGGAGCAGCCGCAGAGCTTCTTTTCGTCGGGGTAGCATATCCCGACCTGCTCTACGGTGTTGCCAGTAAGAAGCTCGTACATCGCCCTTGCCTCGGCTTCCATGATGTTGCCGCGCTCCATGAGGCCGTTTTTGTAGGTATCGTCCTTCACCCCCGTAACCCTCTCGGCGGCGAGTTGGTACATATACTTCTCCCGCTGCTTTGACGGCTTTCCCTGTGTCGTGATAATTTTATCGAAGTTGCTCGATGTGGGAACTCCAGCCCTTGCCTGCATCCATTCGGGAGTCCCCTGTTCCATTCTCTCGATAATCATTTCTTGCCCCCTTTCGCCTTCTTGATAGCGGCGTGGGCGTGTTCGAGCTTGACCTTCGGGAGTTCCCTAACATCATTTATATTGAACGCCTTGCAGAATTTGGCGGGGTCTATGTTCTTGTCAATGAGCATATCCACGAGCCGATGCGCTTCTTCGTCGCTAATATGTTCCGCTCCATTACCACCCGCCGCGCGCCCGTCATCATCCTGCTCGACTGTGGCAAGACCCGTAAGCGAAAGAAGGGAGTATCTCTGTAGGTATGTAATCGTGGAGCCGATAGCCTGTATTGCGTTTTTTGAGCCGGAGTTATCGGCCGGGGCCGAGAGAGTTGTTTCCTCGCTATGCCCCTTGACGTGGGTAATCTTACAGGTAACGATGATCGCCCCATTCTGCTGCGTTTTCCATGAGGCGGAAAGGCCGTGCTTTGACAAGGCCGCGTTAATTTTCTCCGTCACGTTATACAGGGAGGCATGGTTATATTTCACGTCCTTGTATTTAACGGTTTGGTCTTTGTCGATCTTCGGCGGGTTTGCTTTGAAGGCCGCCATTGCTTCGTGATACGCTTTCTTTGCCTGGTTCGCCTCGTATCTCTCTTGCAACGTAAGGAGCTTCTCTAACTTGTCGAGATCCGCCCCCTTAGATATTGCCAGCTGTATCATTTCCGACGGTACACCTGACTGCTGCTCAACCTTTACTACTTCCTTATTTCCGTTTCCCATTTTGGGCCTCCTGAAGTTTGGGTGACGCGTACTCGGCGCACCGCCTGTAATCCTTACAGATAGTGCATAGCCGAGGCGTCCATTTGCCCCGTTTCTTCATGTATTCGCAGAGTTTATGATTCATCTTATATCCATTCCTCGATAGTACCTTCACCGTTACACACATCGCAATCGATGTCGCCCCTTTGTAGATAAGCCTTATAAATGCCCCGGAGTTCACCGAAAGAAAAGGAAACATCTATAACATTAAGGTATTTCCGTAAATCATCTTTATTCTCAAACAATATGCGGCCCATGCCACGGCATATCTGGCAGGTAGTAGTGACAACCTTGTAATCGGCAACTATGTTATTCGGTTTCATAGTTGCACCGCCTTTCCTGTAATTATTACATAGCGGCGATACCATGTCAGCGCACGCTTGTGGTGTTTGTCGGCGAGTTTCAGGTGCGCGTGAAATTGCATCACCGACGCGCGAAATTCCCTCTCACACTTTGC